GATGCGCACCCGACGACCCGAGTCGACCAGGATGTTCCGGCAGTCCTCCTCGATGACGAAACCCTCGATCTCGGCCGCGCGGCTCGAGGTGCAGTAGACCTCGAGCTCGGGGTTCGCCGTGGCGAACAACCGCCGCATGCCCATAGCTTGCGACCAGGTGCCGGACCAGGTCGCCACGCGCAGGAAGCGGTTCGCCCGCGGCTTCCGGTAGGCGATCGTCCAGTTCGCTCGCTCGATGCCGTTCATTTCGGGTCTCCCTCGTTCGGTCGGGCTTACGCAGTGAGCCTATCGCCAAACCTGCTAGGTTTCTACCCCCTGAGCTGCGTTTCATCAAAAAATCATCCGAACGTCTATGCTTTTCCGTATGAACGCGCCCCTCATCGTCATCGTGCCGACACGCTCGCGTCCGGGCAACGTTCCCGAGGTTGTCGCAGCGTGGCGCGAGACGGGCGCCTTCGACGACGGCGCCGAGCTCAGCTTCGTGATCGACGCCGATGATCCGGCATATGACGAGTACGTCACGGCCCTCGACGCCGCTCGCTATCTCGCCGCCTGTCGCGGCGAGCGCCTCATCACGTGGTCTGTCATCCCGCAGTGGGCGCCGCTCGTGCCGAAGCTCAACGAAGCGGCCGTCGACCTGCTGCTCGCCGGAACGTACGCGCTCGGCTTCGCGGGCGACGACCACCGTCCGCGGACACCCGGGTGGGTCGGCCGCTACCTATCCGCGCTGCGCGATCTCGGCACGGGTGTCGTCTCCTGTCCGGACGGTTACCGAACCGACGACCTGCCTACGCAGTGGGCGATGACCGCGGACATCGTGCACGAGCTCGGCCGCATGGTGCCGGCCGGCGTCGAGCACCTCTACTGCGACGACGCGGTGCGGGATCTCGCCGCCGCGGCCGGCGCGTACCGGTTCCTCGGCGACGTGCTGATCGACCACCTCAACCCGTACGCGGGGCGGCGAGCCGAGCTCGATGAGCAGTACCGGCGAGTCAACGCGCCCGAGCAGTACGCGAAGGACCGACCGATATACCGTCGCTGGAAACGCGACGACCTACCCGAGCAAGCGGCGAGGGTGCGCGCCCTACGCGCCGAAAGAGAGGCATCATGACCGAGATCGTCGTCTCGAAGCGAAACGGCATCATCACGGCGCCGGACGGCTCGAAGTATCGCGTCGTGCGCGGGCGCACGTTCGCCGACGCTCGCCACCCGGTCGCGAAGGCGTACCCCGACTCGTTCATGCCGTACAAGATCGATCTCCCGTACGAGGGTGACGACGAGCACGACGGCCCGAGCGCGGCCGAGCGCGGCGACGGTGAGACGTGGCCCGGCAAGGTTGCCGAGGCCGAGTCGGTCGCCGAGGGCTACCGCCTACAGCTCGCGACCATCGTTGACGGGCTGCAGACCCGCGGGCTCATGCCCGTCGACGTTGACACCGAGCGCGAAGGCTGGCTCGTCGAGGTGCTCTTCGGCATCCTCGACGCCGGCGTCGACCCCGTGGCGCCCCCGGCCGCGCCCCGCCGCGCCCCCGGCCGGCCGCGGAAGTCGACGGAGTAGGCCATGGCTCGCGGGCGCCGGGAGACGATCACTATCCACGGCATGGAAAAGCTGCGCGCCAAGTTGATAGCGATGCCGTTTCTAGTGCGCTCAGCGGGCGGCAGAGCGGTCCGCGACGAGACGTACGAGACTCGGGACGACATGAAGCGCGGGGCGCCGTACAAGACCGGAGAGCTTCGCGAGTCGATTCAGGCCGAGTACGACGAGAAGCTGCTGCGCGGGCGCGCCGTGGCGACCGCGCGGTACGCCACATTCGTCGAGCACGGTACCGACGACACGAAGGCTCAGCCCTTCGTGCAGCCTGCGGCCGAGCGCGCTCGGCGCCGTTTCCCGAAGCGTGTACGAGCCGAGATCGCAGCGGAGCTCAAGAGGCTATGACCATCACGAACCGCAATCCGATCACGCCCCTGCAGCGGGCGATCGTTGCTCGCTTGCGCGCCGACACGACGCTCGCCTCCCTGCTCGCGCCCATCAAAGACGTCACGCCGGCAACGCCGGCCGTCGTCGATCAGGCGCCCGAAGGGCAAGCGAAGCCGTACGTGCGCATCGGCGACCACCTCTCGATCCCCGACAACGATCAAACCTCGTTCGGGCGCGAGATCACCGAGACGTTGCACGTGTGGACGTACACCCGCAGCAGCAAGCCCGGGCAGGACATCGCCAACGCGATCACGTCATCGCTCGACCACAAGGTCGCCGAGATCTCGGCGCTGCTCGCAGCGGACGGGCACAAGTGCGTGACCATCCGCCAGGAATTTGATCAGGCACTCGAGGACCCTGACCCGCAGATACGTCACCACGTCGTACGATTTCGCATACAGACGCAGCAGCTCACGTAAGGGAGGCGACCGCGCATGTCGGGTCGCGATGCTTTCGGTACTCTATTCCAGCGCGCCACCACGCTCACCCCGGGCACGGTTTACGCGACGATCGCCAACGTCACGAACATCAAGGGGCCGGACCGCAAGCGCGAGACGATCGACGTTACCGCGCACGACTCGCCCGATCAGTGGATGGAATTCATTGGCGGTCTCAAGGATGGCGGCGAGGTTCAGCTCGACATCAATTACGACCCCGCTGAGGCGACGCACGACCTCGACGACGACTTCGACGACACCGATCCGCGGAACTACCGGGTAGTACTCCTGCCCGACACCGCGGACGAGTGGACGTGGACCCTTCGCGGGATCATGACCAACCTCGGTGATGAGTTCGCGTATGACGACAAAATGACCCGCAGCCTTACGATCAAGGTCACGGGCAAGCCGACGCTCGCGCAGACCGGTAGCTAGGCACACAGGGAGAGACGACAGAATGACTGATCAGAACGTGACCGACTCGGACGCCGCGGTCGAGGATTTCCTCGGCCGCGATGCGATCATCGACGCCGACGACCGGAAGTACGAGGTCGTCGACTGTCCGGAGTGGGGCGGGAAGGTGCGCGTACGCAACCTCTCCGGTGCGCAGCGGGACGCGTACGAGGAATCGATTATCAAGACCAACGGCAATAGCCGGAGCGTGAACCTGCAGAACGCCCGCGCGAAGATGGTCGTTCTCACGGTCGTCGACAAGAGCGGCACCCCGGTCTTCACGAGCGACGACGTGCGCGCGCTCGGACGCAAGAGCGCGGCGCCGATCGAGCGGATCTTCGACGCCGCGCGGCGACTGAGCGGCATGAGCGAGCAGGATGTGGAGAAGCTCGCCGAAAATTTCGGCAACGACCCGAGCGACGGAGGTACTTCCGACTAGCGCTCGCGCTCGGGTGCACGGTCGAGGAACTGCTCGAGCGGGTCACGTCGCGTGAGCTGACAGAGTGGGAGGCGTACGAGGCGGTAACCGGGCCGATCGGCGACGAGCGCCTCGATAATTTGTTCGCGATGCTCATGTCGACGATCGCGAACGTGAACCGCGGGAAGGCGCAACGGCCCTACCGGGCCGACGAGTTCCTGCCGAAGTGGCAAGCGGTACGGGCTGCTCAGGGTCAAGGCGAAGCGGCCGGCGCCGAGCAGATGCTTCGAACGGTTCGACGGCTACACAAGGCGATGGGAGGGGGTTAGCGTGTCGACTCTTGCCGACCTGCTGATTGAGATCGGCATCGACGTCGACGACGTTAAGAAGGGCGCCAAGGCGGTCGGCACGGACCTCACGAAGGCGTTCAACAAACTCGACGACGTTGCCGGCAAGGCGATCCGCGGGCTCGCGGGCGTCTCGGCAGTCGTCCCCCTCGCCGCCGGCGCAACGGCCGGCATCATCAGTCTCGGGACGGCGCTCGCGGGGGCGGGCGCCGCTCTCGGCGTGTTCGGCGCCGTCACTAAGACGGCCGTCACGGACGTGACCGAGGCCGCGACGAAGGTCACCGACCTCAGCGACAAGATCGCGCTCTACAAGACCGAGGCGAAGCTCGCCGCGAAGGCGGGGCAGGACAACTCGAAGTACCTCAAGAAGCAAGCCGAGGCGACCCTCGAGCTGCAGGCGCGATTGAAGAATCTCCCCCCTGCCACCCGTACCGCGACCATGGCGTTTATCCAGCTGAAATCGGATTGGCAAGATTTCGTCGAGACCAACAAACCCGCCGTATTCGGCATCCTGACTCGCGGATACAAGCTGATCGGTAGCGCGGTACTGAAGTTGCAACCGCTCTTCGATATCGGCGAGAAGGCCGTCTCGCGCCTCCTGAGCGCCATCGAGAAGGGTGCTCAGGGCGGGTTCATCGAACGCATGGTCGCGCGTGCCGGCCCGGCGATGGACTCGCTCACGGGCATCGTGCTCAACCTCGGCAAGACGTTCGCCAACATCTTCGGCCGCTTCGGCGACGCGCAGGGGCAGGGCATCCTTAAGTGGCTCGACGACGTGACCGCCAAGTGGGCGGCATTCACGAGTGAGACCGGCAAGGATGCGGGCTTCACGAAGGTCATCGCGTACATGCAAGCCCAGGGCCCGCGGCTCGTCACGATGCTCGGGCAGATCGCCACGGCCGCCGTGCACATCGCGCAGGCGGTCGCGCCACTCGCGCCCATCACGGGCGCCGTTGCCGGCGCCCTGGCTCGTCTCGTGGCGGCCGTGCCCCCGTCTTGGATCACGGCGATCGTCGCTGGTTTCCTGGCGTACAACGCGGCGCTCAAGGTGTACAACGTGATCGCCGCCATCGCCGAGGCGCGCACCAAAGCGGCGGCCGTCGCGCAGGTCGCATGGAAGATCGCGCTCGGCGCTTCGAACTTCGTGCTCGCCTCGGCGCAGATCGCGGTCTACCTCGCGAAGGTCATCGCCGTTCGCGCGGCGACCGGGCTCGCCGCGGCAGCGCAGC